CCCTCTTTTATACCTGTTACTTCAAAAGAACCTTTTAGTTCAGTTTTTTCTATCTTAGTAGAGTCGATATAAAAGACAACTTTACTGGTAAACTTGGAGTTTTCAGTTACTTCGTATTCAATCGTAATTTTGTCGTTGAATAGTAAACTATCTTTTAATGGACTTATTAGTTTAATCATCTGTTTCTATATGGTACTAGTGTTGTGTTTATTTTGAGTGATCTAGAACTTGGTCTTTCGTGAACCAAGAACATCTTTTGTTTTGCCGCTATATCTCTTTCATTAGGTACAGCAAAAAGTATTATTGGTAAACCATCAATAAGAGAAGAAGGTTTAAAATTCTTCAAAATCACTTTACCATTGGTATAATCTACAGTTCCTGCTTTATTGTTTATTACAATCTTTTTGTTGTTTAAAAGATGATACAAAATTATGTTTCCGTTTCCATCATCCTCCAACAAACAATCTCTATCTACAGGATTTATGCCTGTATCGTCAATATAACCAAAAACATTTGATGATATTATACTTTTGTAACCATCTTCTGGATGATAAAAAGCATTATTAAAATAAAGTTCGTAATTGTGTGGTTTAGAATCGAATATAGGAATAAATCTCTTTTCCATAGATATTCCAATATCATTGCTAATAATACTATCGTTTAATTCTTGAATAGTTGTAGATAAATCGGTTGCGTAAAAATCTTTATCAAATCTATCCAGAGTTTGCTCTGTGAAATCATAAATTTCCGTGTTTATATCAGAAACTAATTGATTCAAAGGAACAGCCAGAGACATAGGATCTATTTTTACATTAATTGTTATGTTTAAATACAAAATATCAGGATCAATAAACTCTACTTGAACTCCTACTATGTTTTTTGTTTGAGTAAGACTTTGTATAATTCTAGATTTTTCTTGATTAGAAAGAATGGCCCCAGTTTTAGGTTTTACACTTAATAAAACCTTACCGTATGCAGGGGGGTTGTTGTCTTCTCCCCCCCAACAAATAACATCTTCTATGATTGGAAAATCTTTGAGAATTATATTCTTATAGTCTTCTTTTGTAACTGCTCTCTTTTGTGTTACAAAATTTCTAGTCGTATTAAAACGAATAGACTCTTTTGTTTCCGCTAGTGATCCTCCAGTAGAAGGAACTACAACTCTTATTGAAGAATTTGCTATATTTGGTGTACTGAAAGAATTTGTAGAATTGGCAAGTCCTACCCCGTTTGCGGATTCTCCAGATGATTGTAATATTTCTACTCTTATGATATTTCCGTCAGAAAGTTTCTTTCCCAGTATGCCATCACCAAATGTTATTTCCAAGAAGCCGTCTGAATTCTCTTCTAAGAAATAAACAGTACTTTCTTCATTGAGTTCAGTGATATTAGTTGCTTCTGTGTAATTTATTAATTCTGCTGACTGTGATGATGCTTGAACTGTAACCTTGAGGGTAGAAGCATCCACTTTCTCAAAAGGTATTGTAAATTTTTGAGAAGATTTTCCAGAGTCCGCTGCGAAGGAATACTTCTTGATGCTTCCTTCCACGAATTCTATAGAACCTGTTGTTATTGATGATATTTGACCATTTGAATCAAATGTTGCGGCAGAGAAAGGAGCATCATCTAAAAGAACGAATGTGAACGACTCTCCAGATTTAGATGCTGTTATTTTAGTTCCTCTTGCAAGTTTTTCCGTACTTAAAGAAGATGTAAGTACAACTTCAGCAACAACTCTAGAAGATCTTATAGTTCTTGGTCTGTATGCAAAATGTTTTGCTATTGAAACTATAGATGATCTTTTACTTGCACTATCCAAAAACATTTCATTAACAGTCATATTGTTGTAATATGCTTGGTAATATGTGTTGTAAGACATCACATCTAAAAGAATATTAATAGCAGAACCTTCAAAATTGTAAGATGTAAACTCACTTTGAGATTTTAAATAATTCTTTAAGTTTTGTTTGATTAAATCAAACTCTAACTCTGTTATTTTGAGTTCTTTTGTTTTCATCTGCTTCTAGTCACCACTACAGAAATTGCTTGTTCTGGTGATTCCTCTCCTATGATTGTATATGTTATTCTAATATTTAGAGAATTTTCTGACACATCAGTTTCTACAGACGACACCTTTACTCTTGGTTCATACTGATCCAAAATACTAAAAATTCTGTTCTTTAATTTATTTTCTTCAACTATATTAAAATTTTCAAATAATAGTGCTTTTACATTACCAGAAATCACAGAAAAAGGTTTCTCAAAATAATTTAACAAAATAAGAGTTTTCACAGACTGCTTTATAGCATCTTCACCACTTTTGAGAACAAGATTTCCAGTAATAGGATGTGCCCTAAAACTGTAATCTAAATCTGTTACTTTAAGTGATCTTTTCATTAAAATCCTTTATTTGTATTTATTATTTATTTTATACTCTTGCAGTTAGTTTTTTCGGAAGTTCTGAGCCATTTTGCTGGTGGACAGTTTATAAAATCAATAGGTTTTTGGGGATCTGCTGCTATATTAACATTAGGAAGATAAATTGATTCGTTTATGACAAATGGAGCACCTTCTTCAAATTCTTTATTCTTCTTGATCTTCGAACCAGCATTCATACTGATTTCTTTTACTGCGCTCAATCTGACATTTTCTCTAGCAAATATATTTGTATTCTTCTTCGAACCAAAGAAAGAGGTATTTTCACAATACATTTTTAAAATAGCATCACTATTTCTTCTATTTTCTACAACACCAGCATCCAGATACACACCAGAAAATCCTTGTATACCTGCGTTGCCTTCTGCTGAAATCAGATAATTATCTAAATCGGTTCTTATAGCAGATTTGCCGGCATAAATGGAAAATTCACCCACAGCAAGATCTCCTCCTCCACCCACTCCACCACCAACGCCAATACCTAATGCTAAGTGTTTTTCTACAGTGTAAGATCCATCATATGTTCTCATAGCGGCGTTTCTATAAAGTTCCGTTACAGTATTACCATAATCTCTTTCTGTCAGTTTCTTGATATGCTCTTGCATATCTCCCTTTACTAAGGTTCTCTTATCTCCCTCTAATGTTGTCTCTTTCACAGAACCTTGTTTAGTTAACCTTAAGTGATCGAAATCTCCATCTACTCGGACATCTCTGTTTCCACCTATTTCTTGAACTAGATCTTCTCCTACTACTAGATGCATATGTCCTGTGCATTCAACATTATAATCACCATTAATGAAGTGATTGTAGTTACCGCAATCTTGACGAATATTAACATCACCTTTCTTTAATTGAATATTAGAATCGCCTTCATCCATAAGAACATTAAGTTGTCCTTTTTCGATGTAGATATTAATATTTGCATTCTTTCCTATATGAATATCAAAATTAACCGCAGAATCTTCTGAGTTTTTCAGTTCATCTTTGTTTACTATGATTTTTAGTGCTTTGTCTATAGTCACATTGCAGTAACCATCTATATGAAGGTGCTTATCTCTTAAAATAGATGTGTAACTGTCTCTGACTACTTTTACTACTTTATCACCATTTGGGTGATACTCTTCGAATGTTCCGCTTCTATGATTAGTGGATATTCTTTCGCTGCCTGGTGTATCATCAAACTCTACAACATGCCCAGATTCTGTTTCTGTTACTTTATTATAAGGATAAATTGTTACTTCTTTGAACAATTCCTCATCGTTATCTCCTTCACCTTCGCTACCCTCACAGTCACAGTTTTGTTTCTTTGGAACAACTTCTTTTCCTTTTATTTTAGCGTATTGGGTTGGTGTTTCCGACCATCCTTTTCCTTTTTTGGAATCTAATTTTGGCCCATTAAATGGAGTGCAATTTAAATTAGCGCCAGAAGCATCAACTCCCGCTCCACCCCCTCCGCTTCCGCCACCTGCACTACCGCCACCACCCGATCCATCAGAACCATCACTAGATGGTCTTCTTGGTCTGCTAGGTGGACGACGATCATCTGTCCCACCACCTCCACCTCCACCTCCGCCGCCGCCACCGCCTGATCCACCACCTCCACCTCCGCCGCCACCACCGCCGCCGCCACCGCCGCCTGGAGTGCCCGGATCTAC